AGATAATCTCGGATTCTTTGCAGCCGTATTGGTCAGCCGCGATTGATCGAATTTCTTTTTTGTTTGCAGCCGAAAGTTTTTCGCCGTCATATTTCGAGCTAATGCCGTCAAAGTTTTTGATCTTTGTCGGGCCGCCTTTTACTTTGAACGCGACTTTGTTGATTCGTGACATCGTAAACGCCTTTCAGAATTGAAAAAGTTGAAACGGTTTTTTTGCCGAACTGAAAACAATCTAAGCCGCTTCCGCAATTTTTCGCAACCCGAAACGCCCGCGCATAAAAAAAGGCGCTTCGTGAGAAGCGCCAGTTTCGCCCGTATCGGCCTCAAATCATGCCGGGCCAATATAACCCGGATGATTCGGTTGATACGTTCCCGGCCCATATTCGGCTTCAACATCGGCTTTCGCAAGTTGCCCTTCGCCGTTGTTCGCTTCAAACGCCGTTGAACCGTAAACATCAAACCCGCGAATCCAATAATCCGACGATTCCGGTTTGATCAACTTGCCCGCGAATTCAATTCGTTCTTTCAGCCGTTCGGCATCTTCCAGCCGATCAAACAGTTTGAAATGATGATATCGCCGCCCGTCATAGTAAACGGCTTCAACGTGAAATTTCGTTGCCGTAAACGGCCCATCTTCGCCCAACTCTTGAACATAATCCGGAGAAACATAAATTTCCATTGCCTTGCCTTTCGAGTGAATGAGAGAAAAAAACGGGCCGCCTTTCGACGGCCCCGGTTGAATCAAACCAGCTTTGCCAATGCTTCGCGAACTTCATTCGCTTCGCGACCAACGCCCCGCTTTGCAACGCGAACCCATTGTTTTTCATGCCGTTCCCATTTAAAGCCAAGCGATTTGATTGCGTCTTTGATCGGAAAAGTATTGCCCGAAACAACAACCCGGCGAACGTAATGGCATGTTGCGTTTTTCAGATGCCCGCCCCAAACGGTTTCGATGTTCGTCATCTTCGCAAGATGCCGTTCGGTTTTGATTTCAACCCCGGCGTTTTCAAGCTTTTCATTGATTCGCAAATTTTCTTCGTAATCGGTTGCGAATTTGTTTTTCTTTTCATCCGACCAATCGGCGAAAAGTTCGTCAAGTTCCATTTCGCCGCGAAGCCGTTTCACTTCCGCATCAACGGTAAGAACACAACAGGGATTCAAGATTTCCAAAGCTTCGTTTGTTTCGAGAGTCATCATAGTTCCGCGCCTTTCAAAAAAGTTTGATTTGTTGTTGCCTTGCCTTCAACAATTGTATGATATCACTTATCGGCGTTCGGTCAATGTGATATCACAAGAAAATCAAAAAATTCTTGAAATAATCTTTTTCCGCGAATCGGCTACCTTTGCCGGGATTTCCAGCCGCGAAACCAATTGATTCGCGATGAACAAACCCGGATCCCCTTCCGCCGGATGAACCGGAAGCAATGGTTCGGTTGCTTCATTCAAAAGTTCGGCAAGCGTTTCATTCGTCGAAAGCCAAACCAAATCGGCGTTCAACCTTGCCAACGTTTCCTTCCCGCGTTTCAGCCGTATCATAAAACGCCCCTCAAAACTCCAACGATGAAATCAAAGAATTCCGGATCTGTTTTCGCGAACGTAACCGGATCGGCATAAAGAAATTCAACGCCCATTGATAAAACTTCGGTCGCTTCAAGCCGCATTCCGGTTTCGTATGTTTTGCCAATATAGTACGCGTGGGAATCGCTTCGCCCCATTTCGCGAACCAACGTTTCAAAGCCGTCTTTGTTTCCGATTTCCTTATAACTGTAACCGCTTTCCGGGAAAACTTTTTTCAATCGTTCGCTTTGCGTTCCCGCCTTTTTGATTCGATACCGAATAAATTCTTCGCATGAATCGAGAACGCCCGGCGAACGCATTTCAATCGTATGCGCCATTTCATGCGCGTAAGTTCCAAGATCATCATGGATCGTCAAATGAACTCGCGAACTTTGCTTTCGGCCCGTCGCATATGCGCGTTGATTCTTTCGCAATTGCTTGAAGTTCATAACATGATCTTCGGGCAAGTTTGATCGGTCAACGATCTTTTCCAGAAAATCAACCGATTCGTTTGCCTTGCGAACCGTCGTTTTGTTTTTGATGTTCGTCAAATCGATATTCAGCGAACCGCGCCGGTTTTGCGGAACGGCAATTTCGGAAAACATTTTTTGCGATTGTTGGTATGAAAGTTCGTCAGCCGCCGCCGCTTGCTTTTTGATTTCAACATAACGATCAATCGCCGCATTCCGTTCATTGCGCGCCGCAAGAATATCTTCCGGATCCGCCTTATCGACTGTCAGCCGAATGGCCTTTTTATTCGCTTCGTAATAATCGTCAATTGCCTTGCGTTTCGCTTTGTTCGCTTCGGCGTTCAACGATTTATAGTTTGCGGTAATCTGTTCGCGCAATTCTCGCAACGCCGCTTCATTTTTAATTCGATCCTCAATCGGAACGTTCCGATTAACCGGGCCTTTCGGAATCAAACGGCTTTGCGGAGTTCCGGCATTGATCGGCGCAACGGGCCGGGCCTTGCGCCGTGTCGGCTTATCGTCGAAATGAGACAACCCGGAACATCGGCAATTGATAACGTTGCCAGCCGAACCGCGTGAATCGCCCGGAAACATCAACGGTTCATTCGAGACAATAAACGGTTCATCATTCAACTGAACTTGCCGATGCGCCTTCCAATGGTTGAATTCGGATTTTGGCGGTTGCCGAACCTTTACATCTTGCCGCATGATCCAAATCTTTTTTTCAATACCAAGTTCTTTGCGTTCAAGATATTGGCCGTTATTGATTGCCCCGGTTGTTTCCGTTCTGGCAACCCGCCGCGCTTGCGCCCGCGTGTAACCGGCAAGATCGGCCCGCAACAAATCCGCCATTTCGTTGAACTTCAAACCGTCGCGAATGCCTTTGTTGATCGAACGCCGAATTCGGGCCTTTGTTGTTTCGCCTATCCGGTTCCAAACGCCAACCGCCCGGCCCCGCAACCAAGTTCGGATCCGGGCCTTTGTAACTTCATCCGGTTCAACATAAATCGAGGGCGGTGGATCCCCTTCCAAAAGAATGCGTTCGGCTTCCGGATCCAGCCGTTGACGTTCCGAATCTTCCCCATCGCCAAACGCCGCTTCAATGTAATCGGCTTCAAATTTGACGCCCGTCCAAATCGTTTGATTCCATAACGGAAGCATGAAAGAATTGAATTCATCGCGCCACGATTCACCACGAAACAAATCTTCGATTGATGCGTTGCCGCGCGAATCTTCAAACCGGCGAACAACATTCTTTTCAACTTGCCGAAAGAATCGAACGTTTGCGTTGAATGTTATTCGCTCTTGCCGGGAATGAATCAATTGCCAACGTTGCATTTGCTTCGTTCGGTTTGCCCGTTGTTCCGCCCGGCGGTTTCTCGCAAGCAAACCAAACGGCAAATCATTCATCATCTTCATCCGTTTCATCTTCGGCATCATCGCCGTCATCCGGTTCATCGTCGGCATCGTCTTCATCATCTTCCGATTCATCCGGTTCGTCGTCTTCATCATCTTCCGGTTCATCTTCCAACGGTTCAACGATGCCCGCCATTGAAACGGGAATTCGCCCGCTTCCCATATAACCAGTTTCGTATTCTTCGGATTTCATCGGTTCAAGATTCAAGAACATTCTGAATTCATCCAACGTAACGGCCCCGGTATCAACGCCCGCCCGCATTCGCTGAAATGCCTGTTCCGCATTTTCCGGCGTACAATCATCGAACCAAACAACGATTCGCGGATCCCATCGGTTTGCCAATTCTTGCAGAACTTCTGCCCATTCGTTCAATTCAGGGTTTGCCGAGATCTCGCAAAAAACGGCCCATGCCGCTTCGGATGTTGCCCGATTATAATCCGTTGACAAACCGGCGATGATATGATGAACGCCATAAAGCGCAAGAATGTTATCGCGCATCGCGTTCGCCGAACTCGGATAATCCATTTCTTGCGGAGTCAAAGACCACGGCGAAATCGTGACGCCCGGCGGTTGCACCAATGGATCCCCATGCCGTTCGATGCCGCGCGTTCGTTGCCTGAAACGGCCTTTAATGCGTTCAATCAATTCATCTTTTGAAAGATGCGTTTCCGCGCCTTTGAACTTTTCTTCATCCAGCGAAACGATAACATCCGGATTTCGCCCGTTGATGAATGATGCCCGTCGGCTTTTTTCGATATCTTCCGCGTTTTCAATCCAACGCGCCCCGGCCTGAACTTCGCTTTGCCCGTTCAACTTATCGACCGGATGAACGTTGACTTGTTTAATGATATCTTCCGGCGGAATCTTCATCATTCGCCGCGTGTCGCCTTCCGGAGTAACAACGTAGTATTTCAGCGTTCCATTGCTTGAAAATTGCGGTGTTACCCATTCCGTCGGAACAACATGAAGTTCCGCCGGTAAGCCTTGCGGGGAAAATTCGGTTCGCAACCGGTTCGGAATGACCCAAATATATGCCCGGCCCGTCATTCGTTTGTTGTATGTGAACTCTTGCGCCAACATCGAATAATTCGCGTATTCGTTCGGGTTAGACAACAACGAAATCATTTGATGATCTTCGGGAATCGGTTTCAATTCCTGAACATCGATTGCGCCTTGAATGACGCGTTGACTGTAATTGCGTTTCAGCCAATTCATCGATTGCCGTTGATAAAATCGTTGATTCCCGCCGCGCCCAATCGACTTCGCCGCGTTCGGTTGAAATGAAAGATTCGGGAAAAAGTTTGAACAATACTTTGCAATTCTCGAAAGCGCAACATAATTCCAGTATCGGAAATAAAGCGTTTGTTCTTTCGCCGTTCGATTGTCGCCGCTTCGATCCATCTTCATTGAATCGGT